TGAGTTGCGCTTCTTCCGCGAGGGCCTTCACTCCTTCGGGGTGGACGGCCTGGAGGACTTCATTAACGCCTGCGGAGACCTCGTGAGATATGCCCTGGGTACTGGTGAGGACCCTGGGTGGTTGCGCATCTGCGACTCTGACACCCGGCATTACTCTGCTGAGGGGCACTCGGGCCGCCGGAGTGCGGTGCAGTGGTTCGATACCATTCGGTCTTACATGGCTGAATCCCTCCCTGTGCAGGGTCTAAAGCGCCTCGGTGACAACTGCCGCCGCTCCTGGGATCACACGGTAAAAATGGCCGGCGCTATGATCGCCCGGGCCTCCGCGATACTTAAGTCCTGTGGCTACACTGAGGCACCCAATCCCGAGACCGTGGGCCGTCTTATCGGCCAGGAGTACCGCGAGCGTCTGTCCGGTGATGGGGTCCTCGGTTGGGCCGAGAAGGTAAACCAGCTCCTCAACGAGAAGCGCGGTGAGGTCTGGCACCCGACCATCGATTATCGGATTGACTATGATCCGTTCTGGGCGGTCTCTGCATAGTTCCACCTCCCCGCCTCCCGCAAGATCGGGGCCGAGCCTAGCTGCTGGCTGTCCAAATTTCGGGACCATCGGTCCCGTACTGTATACATCTAGCCGGCTGCGGTCCTGTTGCTGGGCTGCTAACCCGCGCCGGGAATCTATCCACACTCCTTCTTGACCAGCCGTAGTCCGTACTGGTTTCCTAACTGACCTTTATGACGTTTGTGACCTCTGATGTAACGTTTTTATTAAGATTCCCTCAGAGGTGTTGCGACTCTTACAACTTTAATGCTAGCCTTTTTGCAGTCGTTGAAAACGGGTCTCCCCCGATCCTCGCAAAAGTACTCGGGGGGACCCTACCGACACGGTGAGGAGAACACCATGCCGGATACCGAGAATATACGCCACACACAGCCGTGGCGTTGCAGGCCAGAGCTAGACGGTTCGCTCAACTTGGCTTCACCGGATCACCCGCGACTCGATGATCTAACCGAAGACCAGCGCGCACTAACCGCCGTCTTTCACTGGGCGCATCAGACCTGCGATTACCTTCTCTATCTTCTGGAGTCTGGCTGGGTCGAGCTACACTGCCCGACCTGCGACTCTTTCCGCTGTTACCCACCTTCCATAGACGCAGAGAAGGGGGGTGAATAAATATGTCAGAACCCATAGAGCTCCAGATGAAGCTCCAGCGTAGGAACCCGTTTTCCTTGAACGGGGGTCAGACGGAGGGCGTATCCTTCCGGCTTCAAGAGTGGGACTACCGGCACGAGGCCACGTTGATGCTAAAGATCGACGGCGAAGCCAACGCCGACGCCCACAAGTCTCCGCTCTACGGTCTCCGTAGCGCGGAAGTAGGCGACATGGTTACGGCTACTTTTGAGCCGTACCAGGATCGCCGTCAGGAGTCCCGCGAAGGCGGCAGAGACTCCGTTAAAGACGTGATTGGACTCCGGCTCGTAAAGGTCTCTGTGACCGAGCAGCAGCAGTCCTCCAATGGCTCTAGCAAGACCGGAGCTACAGCGTAATGCAGGCCCTTCTCCTGCTCCAGTCCACCAGCGTTGAAACAACAGTCGCGCTCGATCCCGAGCAACTTGAAACCCTCGTCGAACACGGCCAGGGCAACACCTTTGCGCTGATGGGCTGGTTAGCAATCATGGTGATGTGCCTCGGCGCTATCGCTCTAATGCTTGCTCTAAGGGGGAGATAATGCCTGATCCACTGACGTTTATCGGCCAGCTCGACAACGCCCTAACGTACATGGTCGCGGGATGGGCCGCGTACATCATGATTTTCGTTGTGGGCTGGTTCAACGATATTTCGTGACCGACAGAAAGGAACATCAGCACATGACTGCCCTCAATAATGCGGCCCACTATGTAGGCCGTCGCGCTATGGCTCTAGCCTTCGGGCTTGCCCTGGTCGCCGCGTATTTCGTCGCCGCGTCTCCGGCTCACGCCCAGGTTGGCGGCGAGATCAAGAGCGCCGCCACCAGCGCGGCCACCGCCGGTATAGCCGCTGGTGCCGCCGTCGCGGTGATCGTGCTCGGCGGCACGGTCGTGTACAAGCTGGTCAAGAAGTTCACCAGCTAAACCTACCGAAAGGGGAACCGCTTGCTATCCGCACTCCGTAACCACCGCCGCCGCGTGATCCTCGCGGCTATGGCTGCGTCTATGTTCGTGGTGTCGGCCATGCCGGCATATGCTCAGGACGCTACACCGTCGCCGGGGTCGAGCATCGAGAATGCCGCCACCGGAGCTGCCACCGCCGGTATAGCCGCCGGTGCCGCCGTCGCCGTGATCGTGCTTGGCGGCACGGTTGTGTACAAGCTCGTGAAGAAATTTACGAGCTAGATGCTGAAATACGGCCTAGTGTTGCTGCTGGCCGTTGCAGCCACAGGGGCGGTCCTTTTCGGGGCCGCCTCTACTGGTTGTTTGACTTCGCCTGCCGTCGCACAGACGCCACCACCCTCTACCGAGGTTCTGGACGAGGGCGAGGTCAGAAAGCTACGCAAGTTCCTCGATAACACCGACCCGGAGAAGTTCGGCAAGTACAAAAAGACACGCGGCATCTTGAAGCGGGCTAGTAAAAAGGCTCTGCCAACCCTCAGCCGTCACGCGATCACTAAGGGCGGTCTTGCTGGCGTTGCCGCTGGGGTGTGGATACATAATGCCAACACGCTATACACGGCATATCAGGACGGGCAACCAGCAGATCCCATAGTTGTTGATTCGCAGCTCAAGAAGGTGGAGTCTTCCGGTGGGCCATACTTCCAAAAGGTAGATAATGGCGAGGTGGTCGGGGCCGGTGCCCTGCTGGGCTTCGATTACACCTACGCTGACGGTGTAGGTACCATCACCTTTGATTATGCGGTTCAGACGAATCAACAGCCGTGGTATGGGAATGGGAGGATGCGATATCTGGGCAATAGTGAAGGCGTGGACGCCTCCGCCACTGCCAGAGACCAGCCTTCACAGTCCTTTAGCTGGAACATTACGAATAACGATTGCAAGGGCAAGGTGTCGGTTAAAGATTCGGGAGACAACCCCGGTCCCGCGACTGTACTAAAGACGGGTATTTGCTCTATGGAGAGTGTCCAGGGGCAAACGGACATTTACGATATGGGTACGCAGACCCAGACGACTCCGGCCGAGTACACACCTTCTGAGGGTGATTTCGTCTCGTCGCCGGAGAAAACAAAAAGGCTTTGGGATGCTGTTAAAGCCGATCCCGAATACAGCCCGAAAGAGCAGGGCACCGAGGGTGAGAAGCCTGCCCCTGGAGCCTACCCGCCCGAGGTCGAGCGGCAAGCCGACCAGCACGGCGGCGTTGTTGACGTTCGTGAGAATCCAGACGGCTCCACCACCTACAGATTCGCGGACGGCACCGAGTTCACTACTTGGCCGGACGGTACTGAGTTCACCCGTACCCCTGACGGTGTGGAGACCTGGAGATACCCTGACGGCACCCGGCGCACTTATGATCCCCGCACCGGGACGGAGACCACGACATACCCTGATGGGACCACGCAGACGCGGCAATTCCCTGACGGCACACCCGGCCAGGAGACACGTTCGCCCGGTGCTACGCCCAACAGTGAGGAATGGCGTTCACCTACTGGTGATCCTGTACCCGAAGGTAATCGGCCCTCCGAGCCGCAGCCGAAGAACGCACCCAAGCCCGGCAATCCCACAAAGCAGGGCGGCTCGACGTGCAGCTCTCCGCGTGAGTTCTCCTTCGACCTGCCGGAGATGGAGCCTGGGAGCGTCTTTCCTTTCTCGCTCATCCTCGGCCTGCTGGAGATAGTCGGCTCGCTGGTCTCGACGCCAGAGGCTCCGACATTCAACCTGCCGCCGTTTGGCATGGTGACCGTGCCTCAGTCCTTTCACAACGTGATCCAGGTGGTCAAAAACCTGATGGGTGTCGGGCTGGTGTTCGGGATGTCCCTATGGTTCTACCGCTACATCACCGGGAAGGGCTGACATGCTCGACGGCCTCATATGCTGGATTCGTTGGGCGGCTCAGTCGGGTGCGTCTTACATGGTTGATGGTATCGAGTTCATCACGGATGCGATTATCGGGGCTATCGCTGCGGTTCTCTCCCTGCTGCCCCAGCACGAGCTGGGCAACCCGCTCGACAACAATAGGGTGCTCGGAGCCGTTAACTACTTCCTGCCGCTCGGTATCGTGACCGCCGGGTTCTCGGGGATTATGACGGCTTGGATCGCTTACCGCGTGTACCAGTGGTTGGTCGCTACCGCAAACGTGGAGTAAAGGGGGATTATGTCACTACTGTTTGCCGTGGTCGTCGGTGTTCTGAGCTATTCGTATTTCCTGCTCATTCTGGAGCTGGGCCGGAGGTTTGGGGGCCACGATGATTGATCCCGCGATGGGGATTACGGCTCTATGCAGCTTTGCTGTGGCTGTCCTGACGTTGGCGGGTATCGGTCTGTTAGCGGATCGGTTCCGGCGGTGATGGGAGGTGGCGTGTGATTGATGGTGCGGGCCTGCTTCTGACGGCCTTTCCTTGGTACTTCTGGCTGATTGTCCTCGTCCTGGTGGGCGCTCGGCGCGTGGTGCCGTTGATCAAACGATTCTTCGATGTGTCCAGTGGTAACCGAGTCAAATAGGAGGCTGATCCATTATGGGTAGATACCTGTTTTTCGGGGGCATCCTCGGGATGTTCCTGCTTGCTCTGTATGTCGTCTACAGCGTGCTGTCTAACAGCATGTTTCTCTAGGGGGCCTCGTGCGTCACATAAAGAATATCGGCTATCGGGTGATCGTGGCCCTCTGTGTGTTCGCGATACTGTCTCTGATCTTTCAGGTGATCTAATGGCCGTCCTGAACCCTATAACCTTCGTGACCGGCCCTCTCGGGTGCGGTAAATCGTACTTTGCTATGAAAAACGTGATGGAGTATCTAGCGGCGGGCAAGATTGTTGCTACCAACTTTGATCTCGTCGGTGACTGGTGGAATACGGCGTATAAGATGGGCCACTCGCCAAAAAAGCGCAGCTACCCGGCCTCCGAGGAGTGGAAGCAAGACTGCCTCTCGCGGGCGCTTCGCTTCGACCGTCAAGATGACCTCTATGATTATCAGTTCGACGGTCCTGGTGAGGACCAGGGGCTCGTCGTGCTCGATGAGTCTGGCCTGAGCCTCAACGCTCGGCTCTATCAGATGCGGCAAAAGCAAGACGCTGACCGCTACGAGAACCCCATAAAGGCTCTCCAGTGGTACATCAACATGCGGAAAATAGGCTGGACGGCCCTTATCCTGGCCCATAGCTCGAAGCACCTCGACAACCAGGTGCAGGATATGGGCGGCGGCATCGTGAAGCTGCGTAACTTCGCGCGGGTCAAGCTGCCCCTGGTCGGCGTTGGCGTGACCCGCAAGCCCCGGTTTATGGCCGCTCATTTTGACCCGCAGATGTCTAGCAAGCCCATCTACAAGGAGCACTACGGCCTCCGGCCAGCTATCGCCAACCATTACAAGTCGCAAGATACCTTTGAGTGGATGCCGGAGATGCGCGGCATACGACCACACCGCCAGCCCGGCCCTCTCCTACAGCCAGCCGGGACGTATGCGGAGGAACTGCGCCGCGCCAGCGCCGCCGCCGGGACCGGAGGGACCGGCGGCGGCTCTGCCGCAGGCTCGGGTACGACGCTCTCGGACTGGTTGCCTGCTGGAGAAGACGAGCTGTGATGTGGCGTAAGCCCTGTATTACGCCACCCGCAAAAAGCCATCTCGCCAATTGGGGGGTTGCGTGAGATGCCACGAGGCTGCATAGTACACACTGCTGAATGGGATGAGATAGAAAAAGCTCCCCGGAATGGTCGCCACCACCGGGGAGCAGAAACAAAGTTCAAGGAGAATACTATCATGGTCGCCACCATCGGAAAATACGTAGATGCCCTCTACCTCTCCAGCTCTGCCGGGATATTGTCCGAACCAAGCGAAAAGCTGCTGGACGCGGCGAAGATCGCAGCTCAAGAATCTGAGGATGATGTAACGGAGCTGGCCGAGATTCCCGGTGTCGCCGGGGGCCTGTTCTACATGAAGCCGCACGGCAAAGGTAAATACCAGTTCGTCCTCAGAAATGCCCGGTTCTACGTCGAGGTCTCCAAAATGGGGATGCTCCCGACCCTCAAGATACAGCCGCTAGCGCAGCTCCTCTATGAGTACGAGCTGACGGCCGTGCAAGAAATGGCCGTCGAGATTACACGCTACTTTTCCGGCTCTAGTGACTTCCGCTTGGTGGTCTCCCGAGTTGACATAGCCGTAGACTTTCAGGCGCCCGGCTTCGAGGTTCCTCATATGGCTGATGTCGTCTCCCGCGCTCGTGATCGCTATGTCTCCTATCAGGGGGCCGATGCCAACGCAATCACGATAGGTAAAGAGTCTAAGAGCCTCCAGGCGCAGCTCTACAACAAGAGCCTGGAGCTGCTCAAGTCGGACAAAGGCTGGATGCACGAAGTGTGGGAGGCATCCGGCTATGATCCGATGCTCGATGTGTGGCGTTT